CGATGTTGCCGAAGTCCCCTTCGTTCCTAATTCCTAACTAACCCCGGGCCGGTGCAGTAATGCACCGGCCTAAGAGTTAGTTTTGTGTGCGTCTTAATCCATTATTGGTTCGTTAAGATCATTTCAAGCGGCGTATAGTCTTCACTCGCTTCTGTGAACTGTAGGTTCGGTGATACGATAACGTACACCTCCCGCAGCGTAACAGGGTAAGGAAGTTCTAACGCATTGCCTGAAACATCTATAAGCGGACCATTCTGGATAATACTCGCTATCCGAAACGGAAGAATCATCTTTCTTACTCGAAAGGGTAAGATGATTGATTCATTCGCAACTGATGGCAAGTATGAGGCATTGATTTGTTTCTTTGATAGAGACATATCTTTGGGTTCGAGGTTTCAGTGGATCGTGAAGTGTATGCATGCTCTAGGAAAGGTTACCATATGGTCCCTTACAAGAGCCTAGATGAAAGTAAAATCATCGCTGCCATGCTTCACGACGTCTTTGTCGTTCATGGAACTGTGTTTAACAGTGCGGCTCGTCGAAACACCTTAAATAAGGTGATGAAACGAGTCGCTTCCGAAGGAATGAGTTTTCTAACGAAAACTCTGCCCCGTCTGGGCAAGGCCTTTGATAAGGCACTTGCAGCTTCTACAAAATTAAACGCAATTGAGTTGAGATTTGAACCTCAGCCCAATAGTCAGCTGCCGAAACTTTTCGGTGAGCTGTTTAATCGTGTATTGCAACCAAACGGTGCACTCCTTATGGATCCGTGTGCAAAAAGCGTCAGTGTACTACGTGACCTCCTATTTGTTTTTTACAAATACGAGTTACCGTATACCGAAGAACAAGAACAACAGGTCATCGACCGTTTTAAACAAACGGAAGTTGACTTATCATCCGTCGACGATACGTTGGATAGTATCCGACAAGTCTTCGACGATCCTACATACACCTATACTAGGACGAGAAATCGTCTTAGTGAAGAGTATAGGGTTTTGAAGCCCAGAACTCAGGTAGATGTAGCACGCGATGCGAAGACGTTGCTGAGCAACCTTTTTGCGTCTTTTGACCCGAAAGATATTTACCCGCGACACGGCCCAGGAGCAGTTGCTACAAAGCAACTGCTTTCTGAGAAGTATCGTTGGACGAATATCTCGGCGAGAATCACCTCGAAGTATCCTGCTGATGAGTATTTTTACTCATCTTTGGGGCACTTCTGTGATTCGATGGATGAGCATAAGCTCATCACTGAGGAGAGTCTTCCTGCACGAGTAATCCTCGTACCGAAAGACTCGCGTGGCCCTCGTCTAATATCTTGTGAACCTGTTGATTTTCAATGGGTCCAACAAGGATTAGGCCGGGCTATAGTTGAGTATGTTGAACACCACCCTCTCACAAAAGAGAGCGTGTTCTTCACGGACCAAGTGCCGAACCGTATTGGTGCCCTTTTAGGGTCCAGTACGGGAAGGTACGCGACCCTTGACCTCAATGAGGCCAGTGATCGTGTTTCGCTTGGTTTGGTTCGCCTGCTGTTCCCGCCTCACATATGTGAGTATCTGGAAGCTTGCAGGAGTTCATCGACTGTGTTGCCTAACGGCGAGGAGATAGAACTTAGAAAGTTCGCACCTATGGGAAGTTGTTTATGCTTCCCTATAATGGCGCTTACTATCTGGTCTATCCTTGCTGCGGCAGCACCTGACGTGTACACGCGAGAGCGTATACATGTGTACGGAGATGATGTCATAGTCCCAACAACATTTGTTGCAGACGCTATGGAACAACTCGAATCATTTGGTTTAAAAATAAACCGTGATAAGAGTTGCACCAGTGGACTCTTTAGAGAGTCGTGTGGCATGGATGCCTTCAAAGGCTCGTGTGTCACTCCAGTACGTTTACGTACTGTCTGGTCATCCTCTCATTCGCCTGACGTTTACACTAGTTGGATTAGCTATGCTAATTCTTTCTTCTGTAAACGTTACTACAAAGTCTACGATTACATCGTAGAGCATCTCCACCATTTGTATGGTGGGATTCCGACGAAAGACATGGAATTACCATGTCCTAGTCTTATTGCAGTAACAGAGCACCAACGACCTATCCGTTCTCGTCATCATAAGGGCCTCCAAAAGGTCCAATTTATGGTGCGAGACGTTAAGTCAGTTGTCGTTAATCATACGATAGATGGGTGGTCTATGCTACTTCGCTACTTTGCGGAGTGGGCAAACAACCACAACATTAAGTCGTCGTCAACGCAAGCTTCGTACCCTTCGTTTAACGAAGGCCACGAAGCCTTTTCTGTCAGATCATACACACGTCGTCGCACAAGCAAGCTTGTGCGTCGGTGGCGATGATACCAC